TATTCTTTGCTGTGCGCCCTTCATCTGCTTACGGATTCCTCCAAGTCCCAATCCGCTTGCAGTTACTTTAGTTTTTTTGGATGATATTTTAAATCTACCTTTTTTTCCCTTTACTCTTACAAATTCGTTTTTAATTTGTTCTGCTTCACCACTATCAATTTTTCTCTTTCCAGAGGTAATCTCAATTAAAAGTTCTTTTAAATATTGGCGATACGTTTCATAGTCAAGTTCATCAACCTCATTAGGTTCTAAGGCTAGTAATCTTAAAATTACCTCATCAATATTTTCAGTAGGTACATTTGGTGGATTACCAGCCATTACTTTGTTGTTGTTGTTTGGACTCTTCTTCCTCTATATGTTGCTTGAGAAGTTCAACATAAATGTCTCTTTCCCAAGGTATCATATTTTCAATTTCTGTCAATGAATATTTATGGTACTGCATTAACGAAAAATTAAGTCGAAAGTAGTTTTCAAGGTCCATGTGGACCAGTGCTATGCGAAAAAACTTGACAGTCCCTCAAGAACTACTTCACTCTCAACTTCAGTATTTGGATTCTTCACTTTTATAGTGTGTGACAACTTTGGCATAGTTTCAAAGAATTGCTCAATTTGTTTGAATTGAGACGAATTCATTTGATCCAAAAATTCCATAAGTTCTTTTTTAGTCACATCTGCAGAACTCCATACTTCATCTTCATTATAAATTTTATCTACACAAGCAGCAACAAGTTCAAAAGATTGTTCCATTGCATTGTTGTTTGACATATCAAAATTATTTTTAATGAATTGATCCAGAGAAGGATACTTCATTTCCATAATCAAATTATCATCAAGTTTGATCTTATTTACATGATCATCATTTCTTTGAACCTTAATATCATCTACATTAATTTTCACAGGAACTGTAGTTTCTTCATCATCTGGGCAAATAATATTAACCTCAATTTCTTCTCCTACAGACTTTCCACGAATGTTTAAAAATAAAAATTCAATATCAAATGTAGGGAGAGATTCAACTTTAATATTTTTAGTCTCTATACAATTTTTAATAACTGTTTTAATTGCAGTAGTAATTTGTTTTGTGTCTTCTGATTCTAATGCAATTACTAATAGTTTTTCTTCTTTGACTAAAAATGGTCTATATTTTATAGTCTGTCCAGTCGAAGGCAATTCCAACTCATAAGTTGGAGTAGCAATTTTTGGTAAAGGCATAATCTCCTATACGATTCAGTTACTTTATTTATTAGGCAATGTTCTGGGCATCTGCAAGTTGTCTAGTAATTCTTGAAGATTCTGCTATGGTTCCTGCACCAGTATTAGAAAGAGTTCCTGGGGATATATTGAATTGATTTGGTGATAGATTATTCGAAACTTCTATTGGTTCAACACCAAAGTTAAGAGTTTGGCCTGTGTTGAAAATAGAATTACTATTCAAAACTGCCTGTTGTTCAGGACTAATATTGATTGGATCAGGTACTCCACTTGCAGATGGAGGAGCAGTTCCTGCAGCATCTGTTCCTCGCTTATTCTCAGTAACATATCGATCATAAGAAAATGAAACTGTACATTTTAAAAGTTGTGATGCCTCATACGAAACTGGCATTGAGGTTATAGAAATTGGAAAAGCATTAAAGAAAGAGTATATAAGTTTACTTCTACCTTGACTGCTTGGTTCTAAAGGTGCCTTTCCTGGAACTGCAATATCCTTTTCAAATTTAGTGATGTATATTGTAGTCTTGTATGTTCTAGGATACATGATTCTATAAAAAGAATTCAAATTTGCAGATGTGGCATTCTGCTCACCAGAAATAAATTGCATCCATCTTTCAAACAATCTAATTTGAGTGTATGTATTATTCACATAGAATGTAAAATCTGCTCTGTCATCATACAATCTTCTGTATGCATGACGTTGTGTAACTCCTGTAAAGTCATTATTTAATTCATGAGTTGCCAGTTGAGATCCAGGAAGCGTCGCGTCTGAACATGAGAGAGTAAGTAGATCACTGAGATCCGTTGTTACTGGAACAGATTTACTTATAAAACTGGATACAGTATCCTGTGAAATCGAAGGAAATGTGTTAGGTATTGCAAAGTAACATTCAAAAGTAGAAGTTAATGCTGGTTGCAATAACTTTGCTTTAATATTACTAACAGACCTTGCTTTAGGATTGGGGGCACCCATTTTATAAATACAGGGGATTTATTATGTATTTATGGGCAAAGACGGTAGATATCATCAAGGAAAATTTAATCCACAAAATCCTGAAAAGTATAAAGGCGATCCATCAAATATCATTTACAGGAGTTCATGGGAACTTAGATTTATGAGATATTGTGATCGCAATGTTTCAATTTTAGAATGGGGATCTGAAGAGTTTTACATTCCATATTTCGATCCTACAACCCACCAAGTACGTAGATACTTTCCAGATTTTATCGTAAAACTTAAAGAGAGTTCAGGTAAAATTAGAAGATATCTGATAGAAGTTAAACCAAAGAGACAGACTGCTCCTCCCACTGTGGGGAATAAAAAGAGAAAAACACTGATCACCGAAGCATTAACTTATGAAAAGAATGTAGCAAAATGGAAAGCTGCAAAAGAATGGTGTCTTGACCATGGTTTGGAATTTAAGATCATCACAGAAGATGATCTGTGGTGATAAATATTAATACAAATAAGACTTAAAAAATGGCACTCAATTGCCCACCTGGTACAATTTGTCCGAAAAAACCATATGAGGCGAATGTTGGACCAAACGGAACAAAGTTATTTTTTTTCACATCAACAAAAGTAAATCAAGATTCTTCTGGAAAAGTTAATGGAGGTCAAACTACATTATTATACTCTGCCACACCCAATAATTATGTCCCCGCTGCAACTACAAATGATGGAGGAAAAACCTGGAATTATTTAAAAGATTCTGAGGGTAAATTTATTCTAGGTGATGATGCAAGAAGATCTTTACAAGAAGGTGTTTTAAAAACAAATACAAATAATGTTATCAAGAGTAGTGCTATAGAAGGAGGAGTACCTGAAGTACAAGCAAAAACCTTACAGTTAAATCAAAACACTGCATCATCAAATGCTCCTACGACTGGAGATAATCAAGAGGGCAAAGGAAATACAAAAGCAGAAGAATTTAATGCAGATAAACTATTAACAGAAATAAAAGATGCTGGGGTAAGAGAAAAATATGATGCAAGGGTACAATATCCAATTGATGCCAAATTTGATGATCAGGATTGTATTAAATTTTCGATGTTTAGATACACTCCTAAAAAATTTAGTGTTACACCAGACTTAGGAGGATTCTCTGGTTCAAACAAAGGATCTCCAACTCCAATGGGAAGTGTAATTCTTCCGATTCAACCTCAAATATCAGATGCTAATGTAGTCTTATGGGGAGAAGATTCTTTAAATGCTTTACAAGCACTAGCAGGTGCAGCAGCATTGGCAGGAATACAAAAAGGTCCAACGGGTATTGGTGAAGAAATTGGTACAATTGCAGAAGGTATCAGGACAAAAAATACAGATATTAAAGCATCCTTAGCCGCATATTTTGCAGGTCAAGCAGCAGGAGCAAATCAAGGATTCTTTACAAGAGCAACAGGAGCAGTCTTAAATAATAATCTTGAATTATTATTTCAAGGACCATCCCTCAGATCATTTACATTTACATTTTCACTTTCTGCTCGATACAAAGAAGAATCTCAAGCAATTAGAAAAATTATCAGATTCTTCAAACAAGGTATGTCAGTCAAAAGATCTACCAGTGCATTGTTTTTAAAAACACCAAATATTTTTGATATTGAATACTTACATAAAGGACAATCTCATCCATATATAAATCAAATAAAAACATGTGCTCTACAAAACTTCGTAGTTAATTATACTCCTGGAGGTAATTATGCGACCTTCGAAGATGGTGCAATGACACAATATGATCTCAACTTAACATTTGGTGAGATTGAACCCATCTTTGATGATGACTATAAAAAACTTGATGGTAATGCAGATACTAAGATAGGTTACTAAAAATGGCATCTTACTTCAGACAAGTTCCCAACTTTGAGTATGTCTCCAGAAATAAAGGAGAACAAAACATATCAGATTATGTTGAAGTTAAAAACCTTTTTAAAAAAGGAAGATTAAGAGAAGACATTTTTGGTAATCTTACGTTCTTTGAAAAATATCAAATCATTGGTGATGATAGACCTGATAATGTTGCATTCAAATTGTATGAAGATGAAACCTTAGATTGGGTGGTTTTACTTTCAAACAACATATTGAATCATCAAACTGAGTGGCCTCTTCCTCAAAATATTTTTGATAGTGTCATGCTGGAACGTTATGGTTCTTATGATAACTTATATTCTGGTGTTCATCATTATGAAACTGTAGAAATTAAGAATTCAATTGGAAGAACTGTTCTTCCTGCAGGAATAAGAACACCATTGAGTTGGAAAACAAATGGTAACTTTTTAGAAATCATCAACTCTAAAATAGACACTTTAGTTGGTAGTGCGTCTACTACAACTGTGAATGTAACTATGGTAAATGGAATTCTTGGTCTAGAAGAAAATGATCAAGTTACCATCGATGGCGTATCTGAAAAACAATATAATGGACAATATGTTGTAACAGGAATCACTTCGGTAAGTAGTGATATTGTTTATGGATTTACTTATAGTTTACCATCTATTCCTAACATAGTTTCGCCCACATTATCGACACCAAGAAAAGAAGAAGTTCATTATACAGTATCCGAAGAATCATTGAATCCAGGAAACTCTTATTATTACGAATACTGGGATGAAAACTTGGGATATTCAGTTCAAATTCCATCAACAGCATTTGTAAGAGCAGTAACAAATTATGAGTATGAATTAGAAATCAATGAGGCAAAGAGAAATATTTACGTTCTCAAAGCGAAGTATTTGAATGTTCTGTTCAATGATATGGATAGTATCATGCCATATAAAAAAGGTGGGACTCAATATGTAAGTCCCACCCTTAAGAGAGCCGATAATATTAAACTTTACGAGTGATCAATCCTCGGCAAGTTTTTGGAAGTAAGACAGAGCATCATCTTCATCTTCATCCGTTTCATCAACAGAATTGGTGATCTTAGGAAGAGAAGGTTCAACTGACTTACTCTTACGATATGATTCTTCAAGTTCTGCCATTACATCTTCTTCTTTATTCTTCTTAGGAATATAAGATTCGTATTGCTCCTCTTCATCGAATGAAGCGGTCTTGGGTGCAGTCTTACCAATACCAAGAACATAGTTCATGCGCTTCTCAAGTTCTTCATATGTCTTGAACTGATCAGGTGCAATAACAGCAGACAAGGAATACTCTTTCTTCCAAATAGCTTCGAGAGCATCATCGTCTTCAAGAAGAGGACTTGAACGATCAAATTCAGATTTATCGTAGTTCCAATAACCTTCAACCTTACGGATCTTTAGACGAAAGTTTGCACCACTCCAGAAATCAAAAGGATTGATGGGTTCTTCATCTTCAAATTCTGGTTGCATTGCATTGAGGATCTTATCAAAGATCTTCTTACCAAACTTGAACAGGAAGACTTTACCTTCGTTCTCGGGGTGAGCAGGATCCTTCACAACATAAATGTTGCTGTAGTAGGAAAGTTTACGCTTTTGCTTACGAACAGTTTCTTTATCTTTATCGCTTCCACTATTCCAAAGACTGCGATTATACTCCGAAACGGGATCTTTCTGTCCAATCGTAGTCAAAGAATTTTCAATGTACCAACCACCAGGACCTTGGAATCCATGGGAATACATTTTAACCCAGGGAAGGTCTTCTCCTTCTGGTGCGGGAAGGAATCGGATGATTGCAGATCCGACTCCAGTTTTATCCATTTCAGGTTTCCAATAGCGATCATCAGCACTACTAGAACCAGTGTTCATTTTCTCAACTTCTTTCACCAGTTTATCAGTGAGAGAACCGAGTTTAGATTGCTTTTTAAGTGATTCAAAGGACATTAAATTGCTCCGTATTTGGCCTGTGTGGATTAACTTGGGTGCGGATCTCCCAGCCGCATGACCTTAGTATATCAGGTCTCGTCGCTCTCGTCAATCTGCTGACGCATAACATCTATTAATCTATCCATGTTACTGAATATGATATTCATATCAGTCTTTTCAGGAAGACCCATCATAACTGCAGATTCCATAATTTTATTTTTCATTTCTTTCGCGTCTGGATCTTCCGAAAGACTCAATCTAGTATACAGTATCTGCTGTTTTTTAAGAAGTTTTTGTAGCAAATCAACATGTTTAATTTTATCGCTGTTAGACATTCTAGAAAATTCAAACACATTTGCATATACTTCTTCTTGTAGTTCTGATATTTCTGCCATCTCAGCACGAACTACTTCAGAATCAAAAAAACTCACAATACACACTCCTTAAGAATTTTTCTGTATTTAAATACATCTGTATGTAGGAATGGAGAATACTTTAATATTCTCATCGAAACAAATTCCCAAATTGGATCCTCCATCTTCTTATCAAAATCCTTTCTGAAGTTTAAGATATTGTTTAATACTACCATACTTTCAAGAGATATTTTTCCTTGAAGATAGTCTTTAAGAATTTTTGGATGTTGCCCATTCTTAATTTCAAACATCTCATCAAATTTTTTAGAATCAAAAATAGATTCTACCTCTTCCTTAAAGATATAGGATAACGATTGTACTTTTTTGTTCCATGTTTTATACCTAGATTCTCCTTCTCTTATAATTTCTCCAATCCAAAGAGCTTGAGGATCTTGGCATTCTATAAAATTTGCAACAAAAAAATCCAATATTTCTTTATCGGTTTTTTGACGACTCATTTTTTCAAACCACATTCTATCCTTTCGTTTATAGAATGCTTGAAGAGATGCTTTTACTTTCCCATTATATTTGTGAAAGTCGTAGTTTGGTTTTGTGAAGTGATTTTTGAGTGCCAAATATGTTTTATAACAATTCAGTGGTTCCACTATTAAAATACTAATCTGGCACGAGAAGTTTTCTTAAGGAAATTAAGTTCCGTAGCATCATACTTAATTTTTTCCTTAAGTGGTTTTGAAATAAGTTTAGGTACAGATTCTAAATCGATCTTATTCATCTCACAATATGCAACAACAGCATCAATATAATTCATGTCTGAATTTTCTTGAACTAGTTTTTCAATCTCTTGAGCGAATTTAGATGGACAAACGAACTTACTTTCTAATACTTTTTCGAATTCTTTGTTTAAGTTATTTTCCATTAAATCTAACAGCGTGATAGGCAACATCTTAATAATAATAAGGTTAATAAATCATAGCATAGAATTTAGTTATTAACAACAGTCTCCAACTTATCGTTAAAAAACTTTTTGATATACTTTATCAGCAACTTAATGTGTGCTGATTTATCATATTCTTCATATACTTCTAATTCTCCATTTTCACATGCCATAATAATGACAAATTTTTTAACAGAGAGACCCGTCATTTCGTGCAACATACATGCATAAGCACAACATTGAACGAAGTATCCTTCAATCCATTCTCGGGGTTTAGGTTTTGCGGAAGTTTTAAAATCTATAATAGAAAGTTCTCCATCAAATTCTGCGATACAATCGACAGTTCCAGCGATTCCAAGAAATTCGCTGTATAAAGAACCTTCAAGAACATGAATATTATTTATACGATTTAGAGCAGGTTTGGAAATATTAAATAACATTTCCGAAAGAGGTTGTACTGTAGGAAGTTTTTCATTCTTGAGATGATGCTCCACAAGAGTATGCATGTCAGTGCCACGACTTGTGGCCTTCCTTGTAATCTTATCTGCTTCCTCAGTACCAACTCTTGCCCTCCATTTGTTAAAGAACTCTTTTTTATAGTTACTAGTAATTGATGTAATAGAAACTAATTTTTTGAGTTCTTCACCATTTGGAACTTTATAATATCGAATTCCATCAATAGTCTCCCTTTGAAGAGAAGGGAGATTCAAATCAATATGATTAAACATCAGAGACCCAATTCCATTTTTGCGAGGATATATTCTTTACAGAGACCAGAACGAACAATGTCTTCGGCACCAAACTCAATGATATCAAAAGAAGACATCAATCTCAAAATTCTCATAAAGTCGATGATACCATTTTTCTCATTTGTTTTAACAAGGTCAGACTGAGTTGCATCACCGCAGAACATGATCTTAGAGTTTTCACCTACACGAGTAATGATACTATCAAGTTCGTGGAAGTTTAGGTTCTGAAATTCATCTACAATAATGATTGCATTGTCCAGAGTAGTTCCCCTAATAAAAGAAGTACTCCAAAAACTAATCGTTCCTTGAGTTTTGAGGTTTCCATACAACATTTCGAACGAAGAGTCGTCAGGCATTTCAAACATGTACTTAACCATGTTCTTATATGGAATCTGATAAAGACTTGATTTATCTTCATGGTCTCCTGGAAGGAATCCGATCTCTCGTGTTGCTACCAGAGAACGAACAAGATAAATCTTTTCATAAACTGATCTTTCATCAAGTACATCTTTCAATGCATTATAAAGCGTAATAAACGTTTTTCCTGTACCTGCTGCTCCATATGCAACCAGGTTTTGTTCTAGTCCATATGATTTGAAGAGTTTTTCTTGATTATCTGTTAGAGGCTCAATCTTCCTCATGTAATCAAGATTAATTGGTTTCTTTCTCTTCATTTGACGATTGCTCGTTCCAAATGGGACTGGATTCGCGATTTTCTTTCTTGCCATAAGTCAAATGGGTTTTACTTTTGAACCTGGTGCTTGTGATGCTTTTTGCAGTACTTCATTCCAACCTGGATGCTTCTGCACTAATTTGTCTTTCCATTCTCCAAGTTCTCCTGGAGATGGGCATGTAGATGGATCTGACCAATCTCTGTCCCATTGAGGATTATCTTTTTTCCATTGATCCCATTCATTCACACTCATTACAACTTCTTTCTGTTCACCAGTTTCTCTATTTACTACAGGATATGTTGGCAATTTTAACCTCCATTTTATATAAGGGTATTTATTCTATGCACAGCGAAGGTGCATCATCACATTCAACACAATCAATACATTCACTCATGTCATTATATTTGTCGAGAAATTCTTTAAATTCTTCCTCAGTCATAAGAACTTTAAACACATGGCCGGTAAGACTGTCCTTAATGCAATAAGATTTCATATCATTCTCTCCACCCAAGTGCGTTAGAAACGTCTTCAAATTGATCATTAAAAATCAATTTACATCCTTCAGCGATTTCCATGTGTTCTTTTTGCGTACCGTTTGCAGAACGCAATTTAATATAATGTATCCAGGAGCGGCACGAACCGGTCATATAAATTCTTGTCGGTGTTGCGAGTGGCAATACAAATCTTGCACATTCCTTTGCCACACCTTTTTCAAGAAGTTTATTATAAAGTTGTTGACCCTGTGCAAAGTATTCTGAGATTTCTCCTTGCATTTTAAGTTTTACAAAATCACCAAAATCATCAATTGAATTCTGACGGTTTTTAGTATCTTGTCTACGAAGATCAGGAATCTCTGGACGATTCGATAAAAGATTTGTATCAGCGTATCGTTGTGAAAATTCTTGATATGTGAAAGACCTATGCCGGAGAATTTGAGCCGCGATACCACGAGTAGTATTAATCTCCAAAGTCATATAAGCATGTTCAAAGATACTCCAATGTTCATGCTTAATACAATAACGAAGGAGACCTGCTGCAGTATCAAAGTTGAGTTGGTTGTTTGGATTACTTACGCGAGCAATGTAAGAAATAACTTCTTGTGCATTTTGGTTAATAAGATCACCTGCACCTTGAGTAATAGCAATTAGTTTAATTTGGTTATTCATTCATCATTCTCCCAGTTATTTTTTTCTTTTTTACGCAAACGTTTAAGTTCTTTCATCATTTCTTTAATTTCTTGATATGCCATTTCTGGCGAAATTTTATTAGAAATTTCGAGTCCAACAATGTATTGAACTTTATCTCCAAAGCGAGCAAGTGCTCTTTCAAATGCTGTCAGATCTTCATACATCGTCGTCCTCCTCAGAATAGTATTCATCGACATCATCTTCAGTTATGTATTGAGAAATTTCTTCATAGTTGTAAGATACTGGATCCGAAATTTCTTCTTTCAATGATTGAATCAATAATTCCATATTTCGAATAATGAGATTGACTTTTTCTTTATTCATTTTCGAGTGGTGTCTCAATACATAATACACAAAAAAAAGAGAGGTGTCAACCTCTCAAGAATTATTATTTTGATGCGACTAGAGTGGCAAGAGATGCTTTGCGTCGTCTTTCTTCTTTTTGTTTTTGCTCTTTAATGAGTTGAAGAAAATTAAGTTTTTTCATTTGTGTCCCTCCTTTACAAACTTAACACCACGATAGGTTTCGTTGTATTGTTGGGGTTGCTGCATCATTTGTTGTTGATATGCAATGCGCTTTTCGGTATCGTATTCAACACCACGATATACTACTTTAGACATTAGGATTTCCTCCAGAATGAGATGGTTAATCCCGTTCCTTCGGGCGGTTTGCGTTCGCTATATGCGAATAGCGAATGAACGATCCGTTCCGCCGTCCTACTTGCGTCGGGTTACCCCGATGAACGTAAGGCCATTATAGACCTATCATTCTAGTTATGCAAAAAAAGTTGTATCTTTTTATACAATTTTAATCTCTTTGTCTCCAGTCATCTGGTTTGTCCCCAGAAAAGAAATCAATAATATCATCAGCACTATAAAAACCGGTCTTATGATTTGAAGGGTCAGGGTCTCCCAAGTCTAACGCATTCATAAATCCATCAAGACTATCCTCAGTCATTTCTGGATTAGCAGCACGTCGTCTTGCTTGTCTTAAAATAGTCGCAGCAGAACGATTCGATTTGGCAAGTTTCTCTGCCCAGATCATATCACTTAACTCTACTGATTCACCTTTTACAATTTTCTCGCAGATTGCTTCAAGGCGAAGACGGTATTGAGTAGAGAGCATATACTTCTCCAGATATAGTGTATTTAGTTAACGCTCAATATAAGTAAGTTTATGATCCGTTGCAAATAGTTGTTTTATGATGATATCACAACCAATCTTAGGATCACAATCTCCACATGTATAAACATCCACGGCTGCTTTACCTTCTTCAGGCCATGTATGAATACTAATATGACTTTCTGATAACAAACAAATTACTGTAACACCTTGTGGATCAAATTTTTTAAAAATAGTTTGAACTACTGTTGCTCCACTAGATGTTGCAGCATGTTCTAGTAAGTCTATAAGGCAGCGCTCGTCATTCAAAAGAACAAACGAGCACCCATACAAATTTAACAAATAATGCTTACCCATTCTCCTCAGATTCTTTCATAAGTTGACTGACATAATTTTCAGTTCCATCAAGTGTTTTGATGGCAAAAAGAGGAGATTTCATATACTTTTTGATTTTCTTATATTTCTTTAATACTTTTTGAAGTTCATTTTTATTAATGGCAACTTCAATTTGTTCTTCACTAAAACCTTCACTCATCTTCTTTTCTTTTTTTCTGGTTTTTTATATCCCCAAAGTTTGGGGTTTGTTCTTCCGTATCCGAAATCAATTTTCTTAATAGATCCAGGACCAAACTTGTCGTAATAAAGATCAAAAATTCTTACTCTACTACCTCTACAAAGGTCCATATATGAATTCCCATCAACTTCATACACTATGATGTATGCATCATTAGGAAGTGATTTATCTTTTACCTGTTCTAGACTTGCTCTTTCAAAAAGAAGTTCGCAACCATATTGTGTAGGAAGTTCTTTTTTTTCCTCCGGAGTCCATTGGGTCATCTCTCCCTCCACTACATTTGTATTCACGAACGACCTCCCCAAACAATATCAGGATAAGCTTCTTTTACATTATCAAAGGTTATCTTATATTTATCAGTAAGTTTTTTATCCTTAACTAAACAAAGAATTTCTGCTTCCAAAGGATGAAGTCCCTGAAGCATGTTGATAAACATAGTTTCTCTACGAATAGATGAGAGACTATTGTTTCCACCTTTTATAAAGTTATAAAGTTTATCGTATTCATTCCTCAATGATGTCCTACCGACATTCATCTTTTCTTCTACACCATTATATGCAACAGACTTAACATCGCCTTCAATCTGTTTAGTAACTTTATCGGTCAATGTTCCACCAACAGATGTCATTTCTTTAATGTCAGCATAGGGAACATCTCCCTCTGGCAAAAGACTAATCACAGTTTCATCAAAGTTCCAAATAAAGATTGAAATCAGTGCATCATGTCGATATTCTTTTAGCAGTTCGACTTTTTTTGCATTACTTCTTTGCTTAGAAACTAGTTCAAAGATTTCGTATAGGAAGCAATTTGGAACTAATTTTACTTCCTTTACTACATTAGTCTTCGTCGTAGTTGTCTTCTTCGTCTTCGTAGTTGTCATAATCGTTTTCAAACCTCACGGCTACAATTTCATCTGGAATTACATTTCCATTCTCATCAAACATTTCGGGATGTGTATATGCAACCATGTTCTTTTCAAACACGTATTGTTTTGCCATCCATCCTATTACACCTCCAAGAAAAAAGAACATAATTGAAATTAATGTTCCTAAGGTGAGAGTTACTGCAAGCATTTTATTTCTCCCGAGAGTTGATTTTTCTAATATCAACAAAAAATTCAAATTGAAAATGAATCTCTCGTTTGAGGAGAGATAGCATCTTACCAAACCGAATTAAAAATGTTTTTGGTTCTTCTGATGGTTTCTCCCTCCTATTATGCTGTCGTAACATCAATTCAAATCCCCTATCAATATGGGGATCAAAATTATTTAGTTTCCTTTTTTCGTCTTCCTTTTCTTTTGTCATGATTGTATTTCCAAGCATCCTCTAAAATTTCGTAGAGATAATTACGAATTTTTCTAGCTTGAGGTTTTGGAATATGACCATATGCTTCACGAAGTTGTTTATGTTCATCATCAGAACCTCCTTTTAGATATTCATCAAGATCACCAACAATTGAATTAATATTCGCTGCAGTTGAACTTTCGATAAATTGTTCAATTTCTACTTTTTTTATGTTCTTAACTTTTAAGTATTCATAAAAGTTAAGAACGAATTTGCCTTCAAATGCATAATCAATCGCTCTCTCTACATCGTAATAAACTTCGTGAAAAGTGCTTTCCATTTAAATAATTTGGTTTTCTTTTAGGTACTTCACTGTATCTGTGCATCCACCTAGATGCTGATCATTCATAATTACTTGAGGGAAAGTTGAACCAGGTCCAAACTCAGAATAAAATTCTTCTTTAGTAAAGTCTTGGTGCAACTTGTAGACGACATATTGCAACTCCGATAATTGTAGCACCTGTTCTACCTTTGAGCAATATGGACATCCATCTTTTGAATAAACTGTAAACTTCATATGGTTTTTCGTAAAGTTTTGTGGAGTATTTATAGGTAATTTATTATAAGTCAATTTTGAGGGTCTGTAAAGTTGGGGCCAAGTATCTCTAATAATTTCAGCAAGTTTATATGGTGTTGATGTTGTAATCATATAATATTTACCAAGCCCAAGTAACCCATGTATAACGTGTTCCAGAAATAACAGGTTTTACTTCATGTTTCCAAGGAAAGGCAGAAGGAAATATTAGAGTATCTCCCATTTTCAAATTTGGTACGTATTCTTGATCTCCAAGGTAAAACACTAATTCTCCTCCTACGTAGTCCTCATTCAAAATTCCAACAACAGATAATACTGGAATTCCTTTTTTGAGACCATCAAAACAACTATGAATATGATCAACATGCAAATCCATATGTTGATCAACTTGATATCGATTAAATCTAGGATCTGCACCCTCAGTGATTTTAAATTTTTTATTTTTGGAATATTGATTGCAGCAATAATTTGCCCATCCAGTAACTTTTGAAAATGTCTCTTGATCTGGGCAATATGCCATATCGCAATTTTGGAAACTTATTTTATTTCCATTCTTATCTGCCCAAATCCCAGAATTCCACTGCAATTTATCTATATCATTTTGATTTAATATTGGATTTGGTGGAGAATATATTTCGATATATTCCTTCAACGTCTTATCCATAATATAAAGAACATTAAAAAAGGAGGGTTTCCCCTCCAAGTATATCACAGAGCGTTGCCTCTTGGCAATACTTCCTCACGATTTTTCTTTTGGATGGGAGGAAACAACTCATCAAATTCTTTTTCATTTACTTCTTTCCACCCAATGTATTTTTGATTTGGTGGAAGTTGATTTGTAGAAGTATCTTTCATAGTTTCTCCAGATTTTCAACTAATGTTTTGAGTTCTTGTAATGTAGCATCATTTTTTAGAGTATTTGCTCTATTACTGATGACCCACACATTACCTTTTATATATCCTTTAGAAGAATCAATACGATCTAATGACGGTGATTCCATAGGAGTGCCTAACAAAGGGCAGGTGTCTGGAATAACAATATCTTCCTTTGTGATATTAAAATCCAGACCCTTTTGCTTTGCTCTATATTTTGCCCGAGACCACATGGGTGAACGAGCATCACGACCCCTGTTCCAATCGTGCGCTTTTAATACACATCCACAAGATTTTGTTTCTGCTCTGGGTCCTATTATAGCATCCTTACGAACTTTTTTTATAGTCCCACAGTCACATTTAACAGTAAAATAGACTGCCTTCTTTTCGCTATGCTGCTCCAAGATAGTCAGTCTATTATGTTTCTCACCAATATGAGATTTTGATTTAGGTCTTGTCATAGTATTACCACAGGGTAATACTATTTATAAAAATAACCTTTATAGTGCATTACCTCTCGGAAGAACCTCTTCGGGAAACTGGAAGTTTGCTCCAGGTTGGTCTACAGGAGCCATCCAAGCACGTAAGCCTTCGTTAAGAAGCACGTTCTTTGTATAAAAAGTTTCAAATTCTGGATCTTCTGCTGCCCTTATCTCCTGCGATACAAAATCATAAGCACGCAGGTTAAGTGCAAGACCGATGATACCAATAGAAGAAGTCCAAAGACCCATGACAGGAACAAAGAGCATAAAGAAGTGAAGCCAACGCTTGTTACTAAAAGCAATTCCAAAGATTTGCGACCAGAAACGGTTAGCAGTAACCATTGAATAGGTTTCTTCTTCTTGTGTAGGTTCAAATGCTTTGAATGTGTTTGCTTGATCACCATCTTCAAATAGTGTGTTTTCTACCGTTGCACCATGAATAGCACAGAGTAGTGCTCCTCCTAGTATACCAGCAACTCCCATCATATGGAAGGGGTTAAGGGTCCAGTTATGGAAACCCTGAAGGAAGAGCAGGAACCTGAAGATTGCTGCCACACCGAATGATGGAGCAAAAAACCAACTGGATTGTCCCAGTGGATACATCAGAAATACAGAAACGAATACTGCAATCGGACCGGAAAATGCGATTGCGTTATAAGGACGGATACCAACCAATCGAGCAATCTCAAACTGGCGAAGCATGAATCCAATCAGAGCGAAAGATCCGTGAAGTGCCACAAAAGTCCATAGTCCCCCAAGTTGGAACCACCTGACGATATCCCCTTGAGCCTCAGGACCCCAAAGTAGAAGAAGAGAATGACCCATAGAATCTGCAGGCGTTGACACAGCTGCCGTAAGGAAATTAGCACCCTCAAGGTAACTAGACGCCAACCCGTGGGTGTACCAACTCGTAACAAACGTTGTGCCAGTAAGCCAACCACCAAGGGCAAGATAAGCAGTGGGAAAAAGTAATAGTCCAGACCAACCCACAAATACAAAGCGATCTCGTTTAAGCCAGTCATCCAGGACATCAAACCATCCTCGTTGTTGAATTGGTTGTGAAAGTGTAGAAGAAGTCATAACCTCCTTAGTTATTTCTCATATTTATGTTAACATCTCTTAACAAAGGAGTCAATGAGTGTTTGTGCTTATCCCCAATACATCTGACCGAGAGTGAATAAGACAAATATAAGAACCGTAAAGGCCATCATACCTACACCTACCCAGATGATCCAGGGTTCCATAGGATGATGTTGATTATTATGAGACATAAAAAAAGAGGGTTGTTACACCCTCTAATTATATCAGTTATTCAGTTGTTATCAACCGATAGAAGAAGCAGTCAGAGCAACAGGAGTTGCTTCAGAAAACTGAGGATAGGTTTTTATTATTACTTGACTTTTTGATGATTTATGATATAATGTCTTAGTGGAAACACACATCACACACATTAGGAGGATACCTATGACACCTTATGAACTTCGATTTGAAATCTTTAAGCAAGCATACAATATGCTTAATGACCAGTTTAGTATAGAGTACGATACTGCTGTTCGTTGGAATGAGGTTGAGAAAAAAGAAGTACCAATGGATTATCCAGATTTTCCAACACTCAATCAAGTTCTAGAACAAGCAGAAATCATTAATGATTTTGTAAGTTCCAAATAAAGTTAAAGGAGGGTTTTATCCCTCCTTTTTTATTATCTTTTGTTTCTATTATAAGTTGCTCTTACAGCATCAAAAGATACTCTATCCTTTTCCTTTTCATCATCGGGAAGATTTGAATATGATGTATTAGCAAGTTTTGCTCTTCTTTCTTTCTTTTCTGGTGTTTGGTCTGTACTTGTTTTAGCAGTTCTTGCCCAACCCTGATGAACTGCATCAGCACCTGCTTCTCTTGAAGTTCCACTACCACTTCTTTCACCTCTTCTAATAGCACGAAGAGCAGCGGCAGCAGATGAACGGTTTGCTGCTCTACCGAAAGAACGCTTATCACCAGATGCTCTACCATATCCATATCTTTTATCTAATGCAGCATCAGATGCTTTCTCATAAGGACTATCCTCTCTTTCTATAATAGTGTCTCTCCACTCTTCACTCATATTCACCATAATTGCTTCTGCTGCTTGTTGAGTATCAGCATATCCTTCATCAAGAAGGCGATTGATTATTTTTTTGTTTTCAATTACTTCTTCATATAAGTATAAAAAGTCATCATCATTCATCTCCTCAAGAAGATAATCAGCTTCCTGATAGGAGTCAGCATATCCTTCAAAATATAAAAACTTAAGTAACTGACGATGTTCGTAAGGAGACATATTATTAATTTATATTTTTTATTATTTATAAAATTTATAAAAAAAGAGAGTAATGAACTCTCTTGTTTGATTGATTGATTTTTTTATATTTTATTACTGATGCCTACGAGTAAATGAAGGTTCAACATTACTACCAGTTCTTTGATTTCTAGCTTGAATTCTAGCATTCATTCTTGTTTCCTTATCTACATTACCCGCGAAATTATTTCCATCACCTCTCATCAGTGACCTATCAGTTCTTTTTACTCGTGCTTTCTTTACCGCATTAACCATTCTATCAGATATTTCCATAATATTTTCTTTCCACTCTTCACTCATATTCACCATAATTGCTTCTGCTGCTTCTGGTGTTTCAGCATATCCTTCATCAAGTAAGTGTGAGAGGATGATGTCGTAAATATCTACTTCTTCTTTTGCTAAATCAGAATCGACACGAACATTTGAACCTGTTCTTACATTTCTTCTTGCTGCTGCCTGATGAGCACGGCGTCTTGCCATCCAAGCACCACTTATACCACCACTATCTACATCTTGTGCATCTCTCTTTCTTAACATCCCCTTGACTTTCCTATCAGAGATTTCATCAAGTTGCTGATTTTCAACAACTTCCATATATGCTTCTTGAAGATTGCGAAGTTCTTGTGCGTCCATTTTACAAATACTTTTTAGTTATTTAGTTATTATTTCTTTTAACATATTCAATCATATTCCTAATCAAATCAACATCCTCATTTACATATCCAATAGTTCTATTACAGACATTACAAAGTAAACCCCTCACTTCACCAGTTTTATGATTATGGTCAACAAAGAATACATCTATTGAACCACCTCTTCCAGATTTTCTACCTTTGGGATTAGTAGTTCCACAAATAGCACACTTATGTCCTTGATTTTCTAAAAGAGTATTATATTGTGTTAATCCAAAATGCTTACCATATCTTTGTTTGAGATTTTCATCTCTTTGTTTTAATGGGTCATAATTTTCTTGTTGCTTTTTAATATAGCATTCTTTACATTTTCCGTGATAACCATAAGGTTTTCCTTTCCTTACAGTTTGATAAAATTCAGTAAGAGGTTTTGATTGATTACAGATTTTACAAGTTCTCATAGTTCTTTTAAGTGATTAAAGTTATTATAGCATAACTTTAAGTATTTAGTCAAGAAAGCATAAAAAAGAGACCCTTTCAGGTCTCTCAAAAACTATTGAGTTTTTATCAACCAATTGAAGGTGCAGTCATCGCCACAGGAGTGGTTTCAGCAGCAGCAAGGTCAAGTGGGAAGTTATGTGCGTTTCTTTCGTGCATTACTTCAAAACCGAGGTTGGCACGATTAAGAACATCCGCCCAAGAGTTGATTACACGATTTTGTGAATCAAGAATACTCTGGTTGTAATTAAAACCGTTAAGGTTAAAAGCCATAGTGCTTACACCTAAAGCAGCAAACCAGATGCCTACAACAGGCCAAGCAGCAAGGAAGAAGTGCAGCGAACGGGAGTTATTAAAAGAAGCATATTGAAAAATAAGGCGTCCGAAATAACCGTGAGCAGCAACGATATTATAGGTCTCTTCTTCTTGACCGAACTTGTAACCATAGTTCTGTGACTCTTGCTCAGTGGTTTCACGAACCAGCGAAGAAGTAACCAGAGAACCGTGCATTGCACTGAACAGAGAACCGCCGAACACACCAGCCACACCAAGCATGTGGAAGGGGTGCATCAGGATGTTGTGCTCTGCCTGGAACACAAGCATGTAGTTAAAAGTACCAGAGATACCAAGGGGCATCGCGTCAGAGAAAGAACCTTGACCAAAAGGATAGACCAGGAACACTGCAGAAGCAGCAGCAACAGGTGCAGAGTATGCAACGCAGATCCAAGGACGCATACCTAGGCGGTAGGAAAGTTCCCACTCACGACCCATATAAGCATAGATGCCAATGAGGAAGTGGAAGACAACAAGTTGGAAAGGACCACCGTTGTACAGCCACTCATCTAGAGAAGCAGCTTCCCAGATGGGGTAGAAGTGCAGTCCAATCGCGTTGGACGAAGGAATAACAGCACCAGAGATGATGTTGTTTCCGTACATCAGAGAACCAGCAACTGGTTCGCGGATGCCATCAATGTCCACTGGGGGAGCACCGATGAAAGCAATGATAAAGCAAGTAGTAGCAGCAAGCAGGCAGGGGATCATCAGAACGCCGAACCAACCCACATAGAGGCGGTTGTCAGTTGAAGTTACCCAGTTGCAAAACTGTTCCCAAATATTCGATTGTGATTGTTGACGTGAAAGTGTAGCAGTCATTTTTTTAAGAGAGTTAAATAAAAGTTCGGGGGGACGAACTGATACGATTATTCCCCACAGCACCCTCCACTGTGGGTATGAGAGACGTTTTTATACTCCCCATAGGTCTCGGTTAATGGGAGTTACAAAACATTAAGGAGTTGTTACATTCTTTAATGTTGTTGATGTATTTATAATAACAGTGTTAGGAAATCCTGTCAATAGGTCCAATTACTTAAGTGGCACAGTATAAATAGAAACCATTTTCCATAAATATCATTGTATAAACTGGGACGGTGCAGTGGCAAAGTCTGCAAACAAAGGTAAGAAAGGATCTGCTGGCGGTAAGCAATCCAAACAAAATCAAGGTAATGCTACTGCTAAAAAAGCAAAGAATGGGGGTAAAAAAAAGTGAGGTATGCCAAGAGAATGGAATACTCCCAATCGTGAGCCTTGGAACGCACCGATACATAATATACTAAAAGCAATTGATAACCACACTCAAGAATATTTCAAGAGTGGTAATGTTTGGCATTTAGAAAAAGCAGAAGAATTAAGACTATATCTTTCAGAACTCAAAACCTGGATACATCGACAGGAAGGGAGATGAATAAAAAATTTAAGGACAATATTTGTATGGTTGCTTTTGTTAGAATGGCAGTGTTGATTTGGTCTGCTGGTATGCTCACACTTGGTTATATGGGAGTAATGAATAAGATGGACCCCACTTTTGTAGCAGCAGTATTCACATCCACCTTATCCACATTTGGTATTGACGCCCAGAGAAGAAGAGAAGAAGAATTACATTCCTCTTCCAGCTCTAAAAAACCTAAATGCGGTAACACCAGCACTCCCTAAAGCAGCAAATATTGCTCCTAGTCTATCTACAAATCCATGAAGGACTTCTTCAAGTGGTGGTTTATCTCTATGGAATTTACTTCTCATAGAATGAACATATTCCCACATAGGCATACGAACATCATCTGGAACTAATGGGTGCATCCATCCACTCATTTTTTCTTTATGGTCATCTACAAGAATTCCATTATCATAAATTCTAACTCTATCAATATTATATTCACCTGAGTAATCAACTTCTTTGTCACCAATCTTATCAGCAACCCAGAATACTATATCTGCTTGAACTCTTTCGGTCTGTGACCTCATGAATGTTAGGTCAAGTTCAACATCACCATTATGAAGTGAGTATGCTCTGGATACTCCATTTAAACATACTTCAATCTTACCTGGATATAAAGAACTTTTCGTAGGAAACTCTTTACATCCAATTGGTTTTCCCATCAACCAAGTAGTTCTGGTTATAACAAAATAAGGAACGACAATTGCTGATACAATTGATGCTCCGATGAGTAGGATCTGTTTTCTATTTTTCGCAATTAGTTGGGTCAGTTCATCTTTGATGTCTTGTGCTTTGTTGGAATGAATGACTAAAAGGTTGCGAAGAGCATAAATTCTCTTTCGCAACCCTGATTCAACTTCCAAATCTTCCGAATGTAGAATTATCTTATCCAACTTCTCTAACATAACAACATGGTCACGATCCATGTTGTGAGAATTTGGCATTGATAGTGGTAGCAATGGTTACTACTATTTATCTATTGTAACAAATTATGAAGACCAAAGTTTACCTTCTGCTTTCCGTCTACGAGCAAGACCTGCTTCTACTTTGGAACCAGGATTGCGATAGAGATAAAGAGCATCGGGAACTTTATCCCATTCCTTATTCTTCAAGACCCGTGTAATAGTATTGAAGTTGCTACCACCATAGAAACCTGCACCAAGATTATAAGCGAAAGAAAGTAAAGCCCCTCTTTGGTTGTCATTCATTTCACTCCAATAAGGAATCTTTGCGAGTGCGGGAAGGAATTCACGACGAAGTTGAAAGTATAAAAGGTCATCTGCTTCATCTTGTGTGATTTTATTTCCAATCATAAAAAGAGTTCCATCCTTCCTCCTGGTAGAACCCCAACCAATAGTAATGGGAAGACCACCTGTAAGAGGATCATAGTAAGCTTTAAGATGACATCCCTCAAATTCTTTGATGAGATCTACTCCTGGGAGAGGAAGTCCATCTAAAGTTGGTTCTACCTTTTGGTTACGATACCTTCTTGCAAACTCATCAAGAATTTCTTTATGAACTGATGCTTGAAGAAAATTCCAGGCATCATTTTGGTGCGGCAATCCTTTATGGTTTTCCGCAGCATCGATAAATTTAATACTCATTTAAAAATACGTCCCCAACCAGTTTTATCTTTTCCCCTTTCCAACCAACGGAAGTTCAGATCAGATTTTTTATACACCGCACCCTTTCCATTTGTTACAGGGCCAGTATAACCATCATTCAGTGATCCATAGGGATCGTTCACAACATAATCTTCACCTCTCTTACCAATCACTACAACCATGTGCCCACCAGAAGGTGCAGATAAAGTGCCCCTATGATAGATACCAATAACAACAGGTCTGCCGTTGGATAATTCACGATCAAGATCAGCAAACCCAAGATTGTAACTAAAGTATGACTTAACTCCATAACCTTCCAAAACTTTTGTCTGGACGGTGTGATCAGTTGTATCACCGATTGCAAAAACTTTTTGAACGTAGGCATCATCGCCCTTTGCTCCTTTGAGTGTGCCTGGTTTAAAATACTCTAGACACATTGCACAAGAAGATGAATTACAAGTGCGGTTTGCATCTCTGTAATTATCTGTCTGTGGGAAATAAGGAACATTTAGAATACCAGGAATGACTGGATCAATTTTTGTTCTATAAATCTTGACCCAATTAGAAGTGTCGTCAAGAAGTGGAGAATCTTTTAAATCTACTTCAAGTTGCTCAACAGCTGCAACATGTTTGGGATTCTTTGGGTCATAAAATTGAAAAAAGTTATGAAGATCTACTCTCATCGTTCCTATTCATTCGATAATATATTTATTAAAAAAGGAGGGTTAAACCCTCCTTCACTCAAACAGTTGCTGTTTCTCGAACTGTAGATTTCACGTAATCAAGAACCACTTCTGGAGTAGTCGTTTCGTAAGGGTCGGTGTCGGCATTGTCCCGTTGCCCCGCTTCAACGAATAGTTTCTCGATGATTCCGTTATCCACGACCATAGCATAACGCCAAGAGCGATCACCGAAACCAAGGTTAGACTTATTGACGAGCATACCCATAGAACGAGTGAAGTATGCATTACCATCAGGAATAAGTTTTACATTCTTGATGTTTTGGTCTTGTGCCCAAGCATTCATCACAAACCCATCATTAACAGAGATGCAGTAAATAGCGTCGATGCCACTACCAATAAAGTCGTCGTATTTCTCTTCGAATCCAGGTAACTGATAGGCACTGCAAGTAGGAGTGAAAGCACCAGGCAGACTAAACAGGACCACACGCTTCCCATTGAATAGTTCTGCGGATGTACGATTTACAAACTCACCATTCTCACGAAATACAAATTGTACTTGTGGGACTTCGTATTGTTCTTTACGCATTTTAACCTCCATCAGAATACGCCTGGAATGATTTGCCCAGTAGCGAGATAGGAACCAGTTGCTGCAACGAATCCAATCATTGCGAACCAACCATTAATGCGCTCACTGCGCTCGTTAAAAAGATTTTTCATTTGTTTTCTCCTTGATAAGAGTGTTTTTGTTTAAGTTCAGGATTTGGTTGTGAAGGAACAACTGGGTTCCTTGACTTGTTTTTGATTACGATGAAAGCATCGTTTTGATAGGTGACTGTTCCAAAAGGTTTTGCCCATTTTGGGTTTGCGTTCGGACTAGTAGCAGTTCCTGTGACTGCTACACCACCAATTTCAACTGAGATGTCGTCATCTTTATCCCATCCAAGTTTTTCAAGAGCAAGTGCAAATTGTCCTAGCATATCATTAGTGCTCATCAGAATGCGTTTACAATAGCATTACGAACTTCAATTACAGAATCGTAATGGTATCCAGTCACAGCAACAATTGCCTGAGTTTCACGACACCAAACAACTGCTCTCATATTAGTTCCAATAGTTCCCCAGTGAGAATTGTTTTTACTAGAAGACATTTTATTACGAGCACCTAGTTCAAAGAACTTTTTACGTGCAGAATTGCGACAAGCAATGTTATCAGCAACACCAATTGCATAAAGTACGACAATTGGTGGTGTGTCACTTGTTCCAGTAAAATTACCAAAAGCAGCAGGAACTTCTTCAGAAGAAGTAACATTTTCTGCGAGCACAGGAGCACACAGAGAATTTACAGAAATGGATACAGCAGCAGCAAGAAGAATATTATTAATCATCACAGATTTTCTTCCTGCTCAGTTAGAATAACACAGTCGCTGGTGGGATATGCCACACAAGTCAGCACCCAACCTTCTGCCTGCTGCTCATCATCAAGGAACGATTGCTCCTCATTATCTACGGTGCCAGAGATGAGTTTCCCTGCACAAGCTGAACAAGCTCCTGCTTTACATGACGAAGGAAGGTCAACACCTGCTTCTTCTGCTGCTTCAAGAATGTATTGGTCATCAGCACATTCGATAGTGGTTTCAGTGCCATCAGGGGATTGGAGAGTGACATTAAAAATGGTCATTAGTAAGTCTCACAAAGTTTTTCTACGGATGCTGCCAACAGAACGAAGAAGGCAACTGAGGTCATTGTAAACAAGAGTGAAGTCATTGTCAAGCCTCAAACTACTCCAAAGAAGAGGTGCCCAGTGAGAGCATAAGAAATAGCGCCAGCAATAATGCCGACCATAGCCCAGCGTCCATTCATTTTCTCCGCTTTTTCTGCATAGGGTTCGATACCGTAACGATCAAGGTCTTCCTTGGTCATATACATCGATGGTTCTTTAGCAAACATATTCATTTGCCCGAACTCATTTTTAGTTACAGTCATTATATTTTGTAAAGATTTACAACAACACTATATAGCAAAAAAGAGGGTCTGTCAAGACCCTCCTTAAGGTTTTATTTAGATTTGCTAACTTATCAGAACTTGAACGTGGTCTGAATTACGCCACCCCAGTTAGAGGAGTTACCAACAAGACGCTGGTTGTCACTGCCATAAATGATAGCAGGAGTTACACTGATGTTATCAGATACTTGATACTTGTAGAAAATTTCAAGCATCGTGGACTTGTCAAGGTTCTGACCAGTGGGTGCTTGTCCAACAGCAACACCAGCAGAGTTACCATCAACAAATACATCATCCCAAGTCAGACCAGCAAACCATGACTGACTGTTGGTAGCAGCACTAGGAGTACCACTTACAGTGTTCCAACCGTAACCTGCTGAGATAGAAGGAGCCCAACCAGATTGAGTAGGTTCCCAATATGCGTTGATAGCATAACCATTAGAAGTTTGACCAGGAGCAAGATTGCCAGAAGCACCATTCAGACCATTGTAAGTGCGAACACGAGTGCCTTCTGTGCCATAACGATAACCGAAAGCGGCACCCCAGTTATCACCACGATAACCGATTTGTGCCAGGGTGTTGAGAGCACCAGACTCATCAAACTCACCACGAGTACTATCTTGACCTGCCTGTGCGACATAGTTCACACCAGCAATAAGACCTTTTGTACCGTACTGAGCGCCGAAACCAGCACCAACTGCCTTGTTATAGACGCCAGGAGTACCAGCAACAGAGAAGAAGTCAAGAATACCAGACTTGTATGCAGTAGGAATCCAAGCAATTTCAGTGTTACGAACCAGAGCACCTGCGGTGATGGTAGTGGTGTTATTGAAAGCAGGGAACTGATAATACAGACGGTCAATAACTACGTTGTTACCATTCTCACCAGTGGTGTTGTCTGCCTTATCAAGTTTGAAGATTGAAGAACTGGAACCGAAAGGATCAGCACTGAAGTTGGAAGAACGCAGACGAGTACGGAGCAGATCTTGACCAGTGAACGAAGTGTCCAGGTTCAGACGCAGATCGTAGTTGAATGCGGTACGAGTAATATCACCACCTTTGGTTTGGTAGTCATCCACACCACCAAGAACGAAAGATGCTTCACCACGCAGTTTGGTTGTGGTAGAGAACTGAGTAGCTTCAAGTTCAGCAACTTGTGCTTCCAGTTTGCCTACACGATTACGAATTACGGCAAGTTCTTGCTCAAACTCACTAGCAAGACGCTTCAGTTCATCGGTAACTTCAGTTACACGATCCAGGCAAGCGTTAAGAAGTGCTGCTGCCTCATAACGGGTTAGAGCACGACCACCACGGAAAGTGCCGTTGGGATAACCAGCAACGCAACCATAACGCTCTACAACGTTGCTGAGTGCTTGATATGCCCAGTCAGTAGGTTGGACATCAGAAAACTGAGTGACACTCGTAACTTGTTCGGAGGAATACTGGTTGACCCCATTCATATTAAGGTCTGCGGCCATCGCAGCAGGAGCAACCATTCCCAGAGCAACAGGTGCAAGCATCAGTTGTTGAAAGAATTTCATAGATTGTTGTTTGTACTATAGGACAAAGATTAAGAATTATAACAGAATTCTTAAGTACTTATTTAGTATACTAGATCGGTTTGTGCTTGTCAAGCATCTTGGTTCGAAGAACTTTCGGTTACCCTTCCAAGATACGGATTAAAGTTAGTAATCTGCTCTAGTGTCAATTGAGGCCCTGCTTGCTGCCAAAAATTAAGAATGCCATCTCTACTTTGACGATGAAAAATATCAATATGATCAGGGTGAATAGTTGAACCCAATTCAATCTTGTATAACAATAATGGAGTTGCATAAGTAACACCAGAATTATAAATCAAATCATCAGCAACTGGTCTAGGTTTTACACCATTATCCAACTTATACTTCTCTCCTCGAACATGATATTTCAACAATTTCTCCGCATGATGTCTTGTAATTACGTAACATGCTGTAGAAAAATCATTCACAAATCTTGAGTGAATAGGAACAACAATATCACCAGTACAAATGATTGCGAGTTGTATAACATCCCAACAGTATGGGACTCTAGAGATAAAATCTTCCCAAGTAAAATTCCAATAGTTTACAAGTTCTAGATTGCAATCATCTTCCATGATAATTGCATAAGGACTATCAGAAGTTTCATACCAATACTTAATAGCTTTGAGGTGAGAAGTAACACAACCAATCTCTCCAGAGGTCATCATTTCTGGATATCTACCAACTAAAATATCGCTTAGATCATCTTCTCGACCATCATAAGCAGAGATTCGAGTATAATTTTGTACATCCCAGTATTCAAACTGAGACTCCATATACTCTTTTCTTTCTGGTTGATCATCCAAATTTAAATAATAAATTGGACCGAAATTTTTCAGTTTATAAGATGCTTTATTATTATCAAGTAGATTAGACATGATATTTTGAATTATTTTTTGCTAAGTGTACTATCTTTGGTTCAAAATTGCAATACTCGGAAAATACTTCTGGATATGCATACTCTGGGCTCAGAATATTAACTCTTTCTTTTTGTTCTATAAAAAATTTGTTTAAATGACTTTCATCATGCCAAACAGCAATAACATTATCATCAAGATCCTTTTTAGTTCTATCCTCAAGTTCATCGATAAGTTCTAAAACCTGAGGCACTTTTCCGCCCCATAAACACCCTTGATAATATACGGATAAATCATCTTCTTCTACGACATGTGATCTAGAAAGAGGATTGGTTTCAAATGCTCCTGGGAACTTATCGTGCGGTGGCATTTTAAGGTAATGACAAGGATGATGAACTCCAAAGAAATCTTTTTGTAAATCAAAGAATTCATCTTCAATTATCGTATCTACAACTAAAGCATCTGCATCAATAAAGATAAACCAATCATTTTTTTCTATTTCTTCTTTTGCTTTGTTGATGATTTCAAATCTAGTTAAAGTAATATAAGGCCACTCAAGATGTTCTTGATTGTATGTAACAATATTATCTGGCGTTTCATCCATTTCACCATCAGTAAAAACTAAAAAAGTTTTTTCCGAATTTGGGAGAAAATATTTTTCAATGTTTTCATAATAATTTGGAAGGAAATTTAAGTATTTTCCTGTTCCAATAAAACAAATAGCAACTTTCATCAAAGTACAATCCAATTTTCAGGAATTAAATCTTTAGTATCTAGGTGCTCATTGTTAGTTCCCTTAAACCACCCAGATGGAGCAATTACAGTTTCACTATCAGACAACCACGCTCCCCACCAAGAGAATGAAGAATTTGCAATAATATGATTAGAACACAATGTCATAAGACACAAATCAACATAATTGGAATTTCCTTCTGCAATTAAAAATCTATCATCAGAAAAAAGTTTCTGTTGGTTACACCATTCAGGATCATCTGAAAAAACTAACACCGTAGTATCTTTATCAAAATTGCTCAAGGCATTTTCATAATACTCTAAACTAAGCGCACAGTGATTTGGATTTGTAATGTAGTCTGTTCTTCGTATATGCAATGATAAAGGTTGTTTCAGATCAGACATCATTTCCATACATGGAATCAAAATCTCATCTCTAAATTGAAAGTCCCCTTTAATTTCATCTTCAATATGTTTAAAGTATTTTTCTGATTGAAAGTATCCCTGCAAAGTAATCCAATCAGGACATTGATCAAATAGAGTTTGATCAAAAGAAAAACTGTTTTCAGAGACAGTAGGCCTATCAAAATCAATATACTGTATATTCAGTTGATTGGTATTTGAAAGTTTGAACGCATTAAAAATCTGGTGATCTTCCCATTCATTTTTATTCTTTGATGGTGGAAGACAATATTGAAATCCTCTATTTCGAGCAATTCCTTTGAGGGAAGCAAATTGAAACATTTGATTTCCCAATCTGCCCATATGTCCCAATAAATTAAAACCTATCATAACTCGATAACCTTAGTAACGCTTGGAAGATAATGATTTTGGATTATATTAGTCCACTCAAATTCCTTTGAATATTCAATGATTTCTTTTCGATGAGTAATAGAGTACTCACGATTTTCAATGATAGACTTTTCAACATAATCAAGATCATTAACTTTATTTTCAGGGACTATCGTAATAAACTTTTTAGTTTCATCGAGATTTGCTCTTCCCCATTCGGTTACAACTACACCGAGACCTGCGGCAAGAGCTTCCATACAAACAAGTGGATGCGCTTCACCATCACTCAAAAGAACAAGATTCCCATAGTGGGTCAGATTCTTGTGTAAGTTACCTTTATCCCATTCTCCAAGATAATTTTTTGTAGTATCAAATCTATTATCCGCATTATTACCAGCGAACCAAAGACTTTCAATAGATTGAAATAAGTATTGTCGTTTTCTATAATCTATTTTGGCGAGATATATTGAACGATCGGAATGTTTGGGATTATCAGTATATTCAAATGCATCAATATTAACCCCATTTGGAGTCACAAATAGTCTTTCTTCAGGAATGTTCATCAAAATTTTATAGACATTTTTGATTCCCTCAGATAAACAAAAAACATTTGGTTTAATCTGCGCAAATGCATTTGCAATATTTGAATAACCACCAAACATTTCAGGTCTTTCAAGATAACCAAAATGACTTGTAATGACTTTAGGATACTGTATGTAAGGATACAATCCAATAAATTCATCATAATGTATATGAACAAAATCGGGTCTGAAGGAATTAATATCCTCGATGATTTTATTAAAATCTTTAGTATTAATAACCTGAACTGTATGACCCAGTTTTTCCAATGCGTTTTTGGTGTCCCATACTAAAATTTCTACCGCACCCCACCCTACAGGGGGAATGGGCATAATACCGGGTCCTACTAATGTTATTTTCATGCCATTTCTTGAAATAAAGATAAATGTTCTTTTGGATTTTTTCTATAAAATTTAGTAAACAAATCTGGTTTACTTTTACACAGATATCCCAAAGCAATCTGTTCGTTATTAATACACTTGTTAGATATCATTTTGTCAAAAATAATATCCATTTCTTTATCAACATTTTTAATTGCTTCAGAATTTCCACCAAACATACTTCCACAAATAAAAGATCTATTGTCATAGAAATAACTTTCTAAGAGTAGATCTGCATTTACTAAATCTGGATAGTAATCTGGATTATATTGCAATAAAAAGGTATTGTCAATTTCACCTAATTGACTTAATGCCTCAGCACTTGGATATTCATTTTCAATGTCATCATCAGATAAAAATCTACTGGCTCCAGCATCTAACCAAAAGAAATACTTTGATTCAAATGGATTAATTTTACATGATTCAACAATCCACTTAAATTTAGAATACTGTATGACTGAATATATCGATTCTTGACATTCTACTCTACTGCAGTCAGTCATTTGAGATTTATATTCTTCAGAATCTAAAATGTTCTGAATCTTATCCTTTAAGGAATACAAAGGAACATCTTCCAGTTTAGTTGTAATAATATGCGTAGGAAGATTCTTTCTTTTATCTTTGATGAAATCTACTGTCTCTTCTTCGGTAAAAATAATAAAAGGACATTTTACTTGTAAGGTTTTTGCAAACCAATTCAAATAATCTTCCCAATCTCTATTATCATTACGTTTTACTTTTTTTAGATTATACAGTGATGTGACAATTACAAAATCATTATTCATTAATAAAACTCCTTGAATTGGTGAACCAAAGGATTACTTTTCATCTTCCAATATGGATCTCTAGAACATTCAATAATATCTGGATTAAATGTTTCTTCCTCTCCAACAATTGCAAAAACTAATGGGAGAAGAACATCATGAGCATAGATTGCATAAAACTCATCGATAAAAGAATCAATTATGCTTGGATTCTTTCTAAGGATATTCAATGATTTCATAAACGTTTTTGTTTCAAAGATTGCAGGGGTTGCCCCCCAACAATCTATCACTTTAGCACCTTTAATATTAGCGAGAACATTTTTAAGTCCTTGCGGTAATCCACGATTTATTCTAGATCCCAACAACTTTGCATTAAAAGGGATGGATAATTTTCCTCTCACAAGAGCGTCAGGATCCATCATGAGAATATAATCAGTGTTACAATATTGTATACACCTTTCTAATCTATCTAAAATAGCATATGTTGCTTTTCGTATAGTATTCTGATGAACAGATTCTCTCCAATTTTGATCTGTGACTTTAAATGTATCACTCATAGTATCTTCTTCTAAAGATACTTCTAGATTTTCATATTGTTCTTTCAAATATGTAAAATCACATCCACCATCAGAAACCAAATAGATTGGATTCTCTGGATAATATTTCCTCAACTGTGACAGAGAATATTCTACTGCACGCTTTTCAGTGTAGCAACTATAAAAGAATCCAAGACTCATCAGAACTTAGCAATAATGTCATAAGGTTGTGTCATATCACACTTTAATTTAGAAATCAATTCAGAATCAAATTCTTCGGGATGAATCCACCAATCTTCAAAAGGACAAGGCTCTCCAGTATAACCAGCATGTCCAGGATTAGGAACTAAAACATTTGAACATACCATTTCATATCCCAAAGATTTCAAAACTTTTCTTTGTTCTTTACGGTATTTGTCACCATAGAGATAAGCATCATGTTCAATGGTAATAGTTTTAAATCGATAATCAGAGAACGGAAGAATATTAAGAACACTCAAAGAAAGAGTATCAACATCAAGAGAAAGATAGTCAATAGTCTGCGGAAATTCATTTTCTTCAAAGATTTCTTTATAATTAATTTTTAGAGCATCTTCATTATAATGAGTTCCCTTTTGTCTTGTGTGATAACTATCATTATATTGACTATTGATTTCAACACTTATAGATGTCCAACCAAGTTCCTGAAAAGTAAATGTATTATTGGAAATGATGGAATGGCAACTGCCAATATCAACACAATAACCGTCTGTTTTAAAATTTAAAATATTTGCAACGAATTGATCTTGTCTAGCATCAGAATAAAAATTCATTTTCAATCTCCAAAAATACTCAATATACTGTTAATTCTGTTTATATAGGTATGATTTTCTTTTACATATTGCATACCATTTTTAATTAAATTGTAATTGCCTCTGTTCTTCATACCATCATAGAACAATCTTTCGGTGTCCTCATCAAAGATACAATTTCCATCCATCTCCTCATAAATCACCGATGAGTTAGTTAAACCCAAATGTCCATAACTTATGTTTTTAAATACTCTACATGTCAATAGTCCTTGCTTCAAATGTTGTGGGCCACGTATATCAATACCAAGTAATGATTTTTGTGTTCTGACTATAACTTCACCCATAGATAAAGGATTTGCCCAAGGATCATTATGAATAAATTTAACTCGATTTTCTTGACACGCTTTCAGAAAAGGAATCCAATTTGAATAATTTTCACAGATTCCCTGAGATGATATTGTTCCAGAATAGTATATTACATTTTCTCGTTCTAAGTAAATATCCTCTTCTTCAAATTCTTCTGGTAGAAGATTTGTTGCCCAACTAATATAAACTTTATCATAATCATCAATTTCATAATCCACGTAGTCATTTTTTACTCTGACTTTATTGGATGTTTTGGGTTCGTAATAACAAGCAGGTCCCAATTTTATAGTTTTGGATTTATCTAGAGAGTAATCGTGAATGTGGTCTTTAAAATCAATAGCCGCCATTCTCACGTCAATGTATCTCCCAGCATCTTTATATTTGATTGGAGATGGGCAATACATGATGAAGTAACAACTACTATCATTAATTGGAATCTTTTTATCAGCAAATCCTTCGCCTATAAAAAAGCAATTGGTATAATCAAAATCTTCAGGGTAATCATCATCATGAAACCAATAGACATCATACCCTAAATGTTTAAAAGCACGATAATAAGCATCATGTACATATGAATGTGTATGTGAATATAGAGGGTGTCCCCATATTACTACCTTAGAATATTTCATTTGGATGAATCATAATAAGTATTTTCAACAAACCACTGATAGGTTTTTACAAGTCCTTGATGAAGATTATGCTTTGCAGACCAACCCATATTATTCATTTTGGAACAATCCAATGGTCTATTTGGTGTTCCATTTGGTCTAGACGTATCCCATTCAATATTACCAGTATAACCTACTACAGAAGCAACTGTTTCTGCAAGTTCTTTTATTGTAACATTATTTCCAGATCCTACATTGATCAATTCAGCATTTTCAAACTTATCCATGGCAAACAAGCAAGCATCTGCAAGATCATCAGAATATAAAAATTCACGTTTAGGAGTTCCATCTCCCCAGAAAGTTACAGTCTTTCCATTTGAATTATTAAACTTGGTCATCATTGCAGGTATGACATGACCGTTTTGAGGATGAAAATTATCTCCAGGGCCATACAAGTTTGATGGCATCAATGAAACACCTTTGAAACCATATTGCTTATGGTATGCCTGAAGCATTTTAATTCCAGCAATTTTTGCAACGGCGTATGCATCATTTGTTGGTTCAAGATAACCAGTCAATAATGAGTCTTCTCTTACAGGAACATCAGCATACTTAGGATAAATGCAAACTGATCCCAAAAAGAGAAACTTATCTACATCATGTTTCCATGAATTGTGAATCAAATTAGTTTGAATTTGAATATTTTCATAGATAAAATCTGCAGAATAAGTATCGTTTGCATAAATCCCACCAACTCTCGCTGCAGCATCAAAAACATAATTTACTTTTTCTACTTCAAAAAAGTCAGAAACTTGCTGCTGATTTAACAAGTCTAGTTCTTGACGTGTTTTAGTTACAATATTTGTATATCCATTCTCACGAAGAGTCCTAACTATTGCAGATCCAACTAGTCCCCTATGACCAGCAACGAATATTTTAGAATCTTTTTTCATGTTATCAAGGAATTACAATTTCAGGATGAGGCAGTGGAAATACTAATTTCTTGCCTTTGAACTTAGGACTGTTGACAAAGAAGTTTTTAAAGTGCCATGGAAGTATAACAAATACATCGTACTCTTCGATTACAGAATCTTCAACTTGAATAGGAATCCATGTTCCTGGAGTAAAGGACCCATCTTTGTCTGGATTAACTTCACCAACAACTTCAATATCACTGTTAGTTATTTCCCAAGTTTGGAGAGTAACGTTTCCTTTTGTACTAGCACCAAGAGCTGCAATTTTTAATCCTTGAGATTTGAATTCATTTAAAAGTTTCCAAAACTCAAGTTTGCATTGATTAATCCTAAACGAAAAATCATTCCAGGGTTCAGTTGTGTTCAGTTTAAGATCCAATTCTTGTTGGATTAATGCAGATACCTTTTCAGTTGCTTCCTCATATTGACTATTCTTATTTGCAACTACCAGAGAAATACTTCCTCCATTTACATCATTAAATTCAAAATCAATAATTTTGAATCCCGATTGATCCATGATGTATTTTAATTGTCTCATTCCATAATAAGACAAATGCTCATGACACACAGTATCAAAAGAATTTACTCTGAGCATTTCTGGCATATAACTTTGTTCCAATACCCAAATTCCATTATCTGGATCGAGAACAGAATTCACTTCTCTTGCAAATTGGCAAGGATCTTCAAGATCATAAAACATCGAAAAAGAAGTAATTAGTTTTGCTTTTTCGGTTTTAAAATATTTTCTAAACAAACTTTCACTAAAGAAGTCTGCAATAAAATCTACATGATCTTTAAAATATTTTGAAAACTTTTTAGATGTTGGATCAATACTAACCAACTTCAATTCAGGAGAAAAGAATCCAAGGAAAGTTCCATCATTTCCTGCAATATCAATTACAAGATCTCTTTTTTCCAACTTGATAAAGTTAACGATTTTATCATGTTTGGATTGAAGATGTTTTACCATACTGTTGTTCAAACCAGAACGGTATCCATATTCTTCTCCATACATTGTGGGAAGATCAAACGTATGTTCCAATTGAACATGTCCACAACCACCGGTTTCTTCGTCACATTTAACTAAAACCAGAGGTCCTCGGTACATATCAGTATCAACAGATTTTGGAAAAATTCCAGACAGATACTGATTACCCAGATCTAAAACTGTGGCGAAGTGCTTATTACCACACACTCTACATTTTTCGATTTTATAAAACATGTCAAACGTCATTGATACACATATCCTCAACTAATTGTTTAAATGAAGTTCTAGGGTTCCATCCTAGTTTTTCTTTTGCCTTAGAGGCATCACCTAATAAGGTCTCTACTTCAGCAGGTCTAAAATATTTAGGATTGACTCTAACAATAGTTTTTCCACTAAGTTTATCAATACCAATTTCATTCAGTCCAGATCCTTCCCAAATAATATTCATTCCAAAATATGGAGCAGCTTCCTCGATGAATTCACGAACAGAATATTGTTCTCCAGTTGCAATTACATAATCATCTGGTTCATCTTGTTGAAGCATCAACCACATTGCCTCAACAAAATCCTTAGCATGTCCCCAATCTCGTTTTGCATTTAAGTTACCAAGTTCTAAAACATCTTGTTTTCCTTTGATGATCTGAGAAAGACCACGAACAATTTTTTTGGTAACAAATGTCTCACCTCGACGAGGAGATTCATGATTAAAAAGAATCCCCGTGCAAGCATACATTCCATATGCTTCACGATAGTTTTTAGTAATCCAATAACCATAAATCTTCGCTACCCCATAAGGAGAGCGGGGATAAAAAGGAGTAGTTTCACTTTGAGGAGTTTCTTGAACAAGACCATAAAGTTCGCTTGTAGATGCTTGATAAATCCGTACACGATCTTCCATGCCCAGGAGACGCACAGCCTCAAGAACACGAAGAGTTCCCATAGCATCGACATCAGCAGTGTATTCAGGCATTTCAAAGGATACTTTGACATGACTTTGAGCACCAAGATTATAAATTTCATCGGGTTGTAC